TGAGTATCCTTGGAATCACCGTTTCTTGGTTGGCAAAAGGTTATGTCGAAGACTTTATCGAAAACGCTGCTTATGCCAAAGCAGTAACTCATCCCGAAATGTTGGATGAAGATGGCAATATCTTACATGATGAATTATTATACATACGTACAGATCCTAATTTTTGGGACGACGAAGAACCTGAAGAAGATGAATGAATTGGAGTTAAACTATGCCTATAACAACTAATAGTTCTACAAGACTATTACTATCTGAAGTGCTCAGAAAAGTTAGCAACGCTAAAACAAAACAAGAAAAGATTAATCTTTTGCGGCAATATAACAGTATTGCACTACGTCAAGTTTTAATTTGGAATTTTGATGAGAGTGTAAAGTCGATGCTGCCAGAAGGTGATGTACCATATAAACCGAATGATGCTCCTGCTGGTACAGATCACACTCGATTGGAGCATGAATATAAAGGTCTTTATAGATTCGTGAAAGGTGGCGCAGACACTCTTCCAAATCTAAAAAGGGAGTCTATGTTTGTCCAACTTCTTGAGGGTTTACATGCAGAGGAAGCAGAGCTTCTTGTACTTGTGAAAGATCATAAACTCACTGACAAATATAAGAGGATTACTAAAGCAGTAATTGCAGAAGCCTTCCCCCAAATTAATTGGGGAGGTCGTAGTTAATGCGGATTCTCCACAATAATTGTGATCCATATCTTGCTAAAGATAGAGATCTACCTTATACAGCATACCTTGTAGAATATCTTATTGATGGCGCAAGGTGTTTTGATATAGTAATATCCAATAAACAATCTGAAATATTTGACTATTATTGGGATAGATACCGAGAAAATCTTATCGGTTTTAAACAATCTGAAGGAAGAAAAAATCCAAAACTATGGGACGCTCCGAATCAACAGAAAAAAGGAAAGTGACAACAGTTTATCTAGATAAAAGAGCTGTTGAAGAAAAGCAACAGGAAGAAGAAATTGAAGAGCAACCAAAACGAAAAGTTATATATTATCTTGGTGCAGCAGTTTGCCTTACTCTATACCCATGGGTATTTGCTCTAATATGGAATTGGGTTGTGCCTTCGGTGTTTGGCTTATCTACTATAGGATATGTTAAAGCACTTGGAATTCTTACATTGTCGTTTATGTTGTTTAGAAAATGAATAAAGTATGTCTTATCTCTGTCACTCCTGATGCAGAGAAAACTATTGGTTATATTGCAAGGGTGAGTAATCCTACTAACCAGGAGAATGCTAAAGTTGCTGGTCTTCTTGGGTATTGTATCAATCATGGGCATTGGAGCGTCTTTGAGCAGGCGCACATGACTCTTGAGATCAATACAACCAGAGCAATCGCAGCTCAAATTTTGCGTCATAGGAGTTTTACATTTCAAGAGTTTTCTCAACGATATGCAGACTCCTCTATGCTTGGTGAAGAGATTCCAGTCCCAGATCTTCGTAGACAGGACACTAGCAATCGACAAAAGTCCATTGCTGATTTAGATCCTTTTATCAAACAAAAGTATCAAATTTTGATGCAGGATCATTTTAGTCATGCCATGCGTATCTATAGAGAGATGCTTGATAACGGAGTTGCAAAAGAATGTGCAAGAATGATCTTGCCACTTTGCACCCCTACCCGCATTTATATGACGGGAAATCTAAGAAATTGGATACACTATATTCAATTACGTACTGGTCATGGCACACAGCAAGAGCATATGGATATTGCTGAAGCATGTAAAAAACATTTTATGTGTCAATTTCCTACAATCTCTAAGGCACTTGAATGGGAGTGTCAGGATTGTAAATGCACAGAAGACTGTGTTGATATTCAACCAGCATTGAGGATAGATTGATGCCTACTTATCCAGTAATAAATAAAACGACAGGAGAAAAACAAGAACTCTACATGTCTATGAAAGATTATGAGCAATGGTGTAATGATAACCCTGAATGGCATAGAGATTGGAGTGCGGGTATCGGAGGTGTAACCTACGGCAAACCAAAACAACCTGATGGATTTAAAGAGGTTATGCAAAAAGTACAAAAAGCACATCCCCGTGCAAACCTGAGTCGTTTTACCTAAACTATGGCAAGAGCAAGAAAGAGAATCAACGGAGCACCACCTGTCCCTCATGGTATGACCTTGAAACAAATGAAGAGGAAAAAACCAATTGATAGGTCATATATGGTGCCTGTCAAGCCACTTACTACAAACCAAGAAGTTGTCTTTGAGCAATATGCTTTAGGGCAAAATCTATTATTGCACGGCGCAGCAGGTACTGGCAAAACCTTTATTACACTTTATCTTGCCCTTCAAGAAGTGCTTGATGAAAATACTCCATATGATAAAATTTACATCGTAAGATCTCTGGTGCCAACCAGAGAAATTGGATTCCTCCCAGGGGATCATGAAGATAAATCAGCACTGTATCAAATACCATATAAGAATATGGTAAAATATATGTTCTCTATGCCAGACGACAATTCGTTTGAAATGCTTTATGATAATCTTAGAGCTCAAGAAACTATTTCTTTTTGGTCTACTTCTTTTATTCGTGGAGTTACTCTTGACAACTGCATTGTTATTGTCGATGAGTTTTCAAACCTTAATTTTCATGAATTGGATTCAATGATTACTCGTATTGGTGAAGATTCTAAGATTATGTTCTGCGGAGACATCACTCAGACAGATCTTACTAGGGAGTCTGAGCGCACTGGTATTGCAGATTTCATTAAAATCCTTCAGCACATGAGAGAATTTACCTGTGTAGAATTTAACATTGATGATATCGTCAGATCTGGTCTTGTTAAATCTTATCTTGTAAGCAAATATAACTTGGGTTTCTGATGAATTTTACTTTTATTGATGTTGATCTCGATACACCAGAGGTCGAAGCTGTGAGCGAGAATGGGGTTAGATTTTATCCCATTCCTGGAGCGGATAAATATTATCCGAGTGTTACCTCAGTCACATCGTTTAAAAACGCACAATTTTTCGCTGAATGGCGACAAAAAATAGGTGAAACAGAGGCCAATCGTATTACTGGTAGAGCAGCACAAAGGGGGACAGCATTTCACAGTCTTGCTGAAGATTATTTAAAGGGACAATTAAACATTGACAAGTACTTGGAAAAAAATCCATTATCTGTTAGAATGTTTCAGTCCGCAAAGACCACTCTTAACCGAATCAATAATATTTACTGCCTAGAATCATTCCTGTATTCTCATTATTTTGGACTTGCAGGAAGAGTAGATTGTATAGCAGAATTTGATGGTGAGTTGGCAGTAATTGACTTTAAAACCTCCACTAAACACAAAGAAGAGCACAACATTGAGCATTACTTTGTGCAAGAAACTGCTTATGCAGCAATGTTTTTGGAAAGGACAGGTATTGAGGTAAAAAAAATTGTCACACTTATCACAGTTGAAGACGGGTCTATTCAAGTGTTTCAGAAGTACAATCTTGATGACTATTTACAATTACTTAAGTGCTACATCCAAGAATTTATTGGGAGAAAAAATGCCCAAAAATGAAGTAGAAACTCAATTCTTAACACCCACTAAATTCTCTCTAGAGATCGAGAGGATTGTAAAGACCAGTAATGGGTTAGTAACCTATATTGAGGCAGTGGTTACTTATTGCCAAGAGAATGATATTGAGATGGAAAATGTGCCTAGACTCCTCTCAAAACCATTGAAAGAAAGACTGAGGCATGAAGCACAACGCCTCAACTATATGAAAAAATCTTCTAAAGGAGTTTTACCGCTGTGACTGGATTTGAAGTGTATCAAGTATATCTTGCTCTAAAAAACCACTTCAACAAACCAGATTATGATTACATAAAATACAATGGAAAAACTCGTGCTAGTGAGAAATCATTCCACGGAAGAAATGATGTTTATTTTTTCAAGAAATTAGGCACAAAGTATTCAGAGTCTGATATTGTCAGTTACTTTGTATCTAATTTTATTGTTGATTCTAAGGGGTATATTCGGAATTTATCCGATGATATCTATAAAAAATGGAAAATCCATCAAGAGTCTTTTACCTATAAATTTAAGCAGGACGTAAACTTATTGTTAGAAGAAGTTGGATTTCCATATGAAGAAAATTTTGAATTTATATTCCATGCAAATAAAGGTGAGCATCCGACAATCTTAAAAAGATTTTACGCTTCTGATATATCCATAGAAACACTAGTAATCTTTGATACATGTTTGGGTTTTGTAAATAAATTTGATAAGGTTTTGACAGATCCAATTTGGAAAGATACTAAAATAAAAATTATTAAATATAAACCTTTCCTAGATATTGATTGTAAGAAATATAAAAATATTGTACTAGAAACTATCAGGACAAAGTTATGAGTCAATTTTTCGAATCGGACCAAGTAAAAAATGATTTACACAGTATTTTTACTGTGTATCAAGAAGTTGCTGATAAGACATCTAGAGTTCCTCAAATGTCGAAGGTTGATAAGTTAAATCATATTGAAGAATGTAAACAACTTATTGATAAACAAAAAACATTTTATGCTAGGGTATGCTTGGCATCATATGATGATCCAGAAGCTTCTGATATGAAGCAGAGGATCGATGCATTATGTAATGCATTTGGATATAGAGACCTGTATCACTGCATGGAGTCCATGGTGGAGACACTCAACAAAGCGGCACAGCAGGAGATTGACAGAGCATAAATAGTGTGCTACGATAACTCAGTAGCAATAATCTAACTACACACAACAAATACGGAGAATATAACTATGTCTTTTGCATCTCTCAAAAAAGCGTCTGCCGCTGGTAATTCAATTGCTCGGTTGACTCAAGAGATCGAAAAACTCAACCAACCTCAAGCAGTTGGTGGTCCCGACGAGCGTTTCTGGAAACCTGATCTAGATAAAGCAGGCAACGGTTATGCAGTCATTCGTTTTCTTCCCGCCCCTGAAGGTGAAGATATGCCCTGGGCAAAAACTTGGAGTCATGCCTTCAAAGGTCCTGGCGGGCAATGGTATATTGAAAATAGTCTCACCACTCTTGGTAAAGAAGATCCTGTGAGCGAGTTAAATCGTGAATTGTGGAATAGTGGTCGTGATTCCGATAAGGAAGTCGCCCGCGCCCAGAAGCGTAAACTTTCTTACTACGCCAACATTTATGTTGTGAGCGATTCTACTCATCCTGAAAATGAAGGACGTGTATTCCTTTACAAGTTTGGTAAGAAGATCTTTGACAAACTTGCAGAAGCAATGCAACCTGCATTTGCTGATGAAACTCCTATTGATCCTTTCAACCTCTGGCAAGGTGCAGACTTCAAACTGAAGATTCGCAAGGTCGAAGGTTATTGGAACTATGACAAGTCTGAGTTTTCTTCACCCAGCACTCTTGGTGATTATGATGATAATCGCCTTGAAAAGATCTGGAAGCAGTGTTACAAACTTGCTGAGTTTGAAGATGCTAAAAACTTTAAGAGTTATGAGCAACTTAAAGCACGACTCGACCTTGTACTTGGCAAAACTCCTGCTCGTGCTCCTGCTTCTTCTTTTAATGAGGAAGAAGAAGAAGTTTTTGCAAAACCCGTTGCACTTCCCAATGAATCTTGGGGTAAAGAAGTATCTGATTTCCGATCGAAAGCAGTTGCTTCATCTCCAGTAGAAGATGAAGAAGATGCAATGTCATATTTTTCCCGTCTCGCTGAGGAAGACTGATGAAACGTGTAACTTTGATGGTATTAGTAGCATTGGCAGGGCAACCCGCCTTTGCTAATCCAGTTAGATTGCTTGATGTATCCTATCAAGATAATCAATATAACTGTACTCGTACAGAAACTCGTATCGTTGAGGAATTTGGTGTTGTTAATCGATATCAATATACTCAATCTCTTCCTGGATGTCGTCCATATGTGACTGGATATCAACAGAGTTACTCTCATCCATATCCTCAGCAATATGGATCCCCTGTTCAAGCTCCTATGAGTCGTGCCAAGTGTAGAAATCAAACCCTTATTGGCACAGCAGCTGGTGCAGGAATTGCTGCAGCAATATCCAAAAAGGATGCATACGCATGGTCTATCCCAGTCGGTGCAGCTGCAGGATTTTTACTTGGTCGTAACGATTGTCTTTAAATTTCTATGTCATGAAACTACAAATTATTATGGCTGCTCTGGTAGCAGCACCTATGGCAGTATCTGCGTATCCTCAATATCAACCCCCTTCTTATTTTCATAGTAGTGGAGCAGCTCCAGTTGTTGTTCCGCCTACAGTGATCAACACTCAACCAGTAAATCCAAATGAAACTAAGAAGAGTTGTAAAGAAAGTATGGTTGATCTCTTTCTAATTTCTTTTCGTAGAACTACGGGAGATTGCACTCCTTAAACCAAAATCAACTTTAAATTACCAAATACCCCGAAAAAAATTTCGGGGTATTTTTTTGCCCCCAGGTTTTTTTACAATATTAATATCCGTATCCGCCGCCGCCTGGGGGTGTTGGAGCAGGAGGCGGTAGAGGAGGTGAGCCGCCAGATCCGCCACCACCAGATCCACCGCCACCAGGTACACCACCACCACCACCAGATCCACCACCACCAGATCCACCACCAGATCCACCGCCGCCAGAGCCACCACTGCTGCCTCCGCCGCCAGAAGTACCTGTGCCACCACTAAAAGTCCCAGCCGATGTCTCAGTAACATCAATAACTGCAACGTTGCCTCCAGCAATTGATGAGGCGGTTATACCATTATCTGCAGATGTAGCCACAACCGTACCTGCAGATAAATTCCTTTTATATGATGCTCTGTCTAGATATGCACCAACAATAGAAAGAACAGTTTTTTTGTTGCCATCGGTATCAACTTCTTTGTTGGTTTCATAATCTACTAGATTTCTGAATTCTTCTTCATAGAATTCTAGAAGTCTTTGACTTGGAATGGCAATTAATCTTTTCTTTTCATTTTTTGTAATTTCATATTCTATATTTGTTACTGGGTATACAGAGTCATTTTCTGACAATACATTACCATTTGGAAGTTTAGTCCTCCATGAGGAATTAACTTCAAGACCTTCTTTAATGAAGACTGCATTATCCCAAAGCACCTCTCTCGTTTCATAATGATGTATTGCTTCATGGTCACCGTATTTTGCTTTTGTGTACTCTAATAATTCATAATCTGATCTTGGCCATTGCTCATATCTATCAATAATACCATTTGTAATTAAAATAATCCAATCTAAACTTGCATCACCAAAAAATAAATGAGCTATTGAGTCTGGTCTTTGCCCATCTCTAATGGTATATGCTTCAAATTCATTTCCATAAACATCAAGTCTTTCTTGTATGATTACCCTTCTGAATATATTCTTTACTAATTGATATGTTATTTGCTGTTGCTCATCTGATTGAGCAACATAGATATTTGGTAAATGGGTAAAATAACTTGGCATATCAGTATCCTGCAGCAGCGTCGATAGTCGTTACAAATCTTGTTTCTGCAAATGATAGACCAAGTTCTACAGCTGGCACTAGCATTTGATTTGCACCAGTTTGCACACCATCAGTTAAATCTGCAATACCATCTTTGAATGAAACATATTGTCCATCTGGAGTATAATTAACTGTGATGTTTGTGCAAACACATGGCATAAACTTATAATGAGGTAATGACGCCACACTATCTTTACTTAGATCATATCTAACAAATGATAACTGGAAGCGATCTGGTATATTCAAAAATTTTCCAGTTTTATTGTATACTGCACTACTGTTACTAGCTGTTTCACCACCTTTCGCGGCGGCCCCAGATGCAGTTGATGTAGCATTTGCAGCTTGTTGTGCTGACTTTCCAACACTTGAATTTAGGCTACTATATTCTGCATCAGATAAATCACCTAATGATGGTAAGGCACCCATTTTTAGATATTTAATGATATTTAGAATTTCTCTAGCTTCTGCTTTATTTCTGGCAAACATTTTAAAGGTGAATTGGTGATTTCTAAATTGCACACCATTAAAAATTTGCTCAGTAAAGGGATTCATGATTCTCCCTTTTGTTAATGCTTGAATAGCATTACCAGTAACTCCAGTGTCTAATCCTAAAGTACTAGCTAAGTTTGAAGCAAGACTTGCTCCTTTATTATACGCAAATTCTGGTAAAGCAGATCCTGCAGCTTCCCCAATAGCATTAGTGATAATATCTGCTCCCCCAGCTCCAGATCCTGCTACTATACCTTGGGCAATTTGTGCAGCTGCAACACCAGCTGATCCCATATTGATTGCACTATAGTCTGTTTGATATGCAACACTCAATGCCTGAGGCATCGCTATATATACCTTAGTACCATTTGGTATTGTTGTTTGTTTATTTCCTGGTAAGTTATCTCCACCATACTTTGTATCTTCAAAGTTGACTCTAAATCTTTCGAGTTTTAGATAATCAACTCTACCAGTAGGGGCGTCAACACTGTTTAGTGAATCTCCTACAACTGGATTTCTAATTGGATATACTAGAGTGCCTGCCACCTAAATAGTTACAATCTTACTATACAATGTTATTTATGAGGTATCAGGGGTTTTACAAACCATCTTTCCCTCACAAGTATAAGGGTGATGCTAAGAATATTGTTTATCGATCTTCTTGGGAGTATAAATTTATGAAGTGGTGTGATATTACCCCATCCGTATCTGAATGGGGTAGTGAAGAAATTATTATTCCTTACATTTCTCCTGTTGATGGTAAACGACATAGATATTTTCCAGATTTTTATGTGAGAGTTGAAAATAAAAAATATCTAGTTGAGGTAAAACCACTCAAGCAAACAAAAGAACCACCAACTCAGAAAAAAATTACTAAACGTTATATTAATGAGGTTGTGACTTGGAGTGTAAATAAGGCAAAGTGGGCTGCTGCTGAAGAGTTTTGTAAAGATCATGATTGGGAATTTCTGGTTATCACCGAAAAGGAGCTTAAAGTTTAATGGCAAGTTACAACATAGATGCAAGAAGAGCAGCAGTACCAAGGCAAAGATTGTCAGAATTTATGGCTTTTGCTAAGGGTAATAATAATTCCCCTGCAACTAACAATAGATACAGCGTTTCTATTGCAACTCCAAACATTCTTAAGGCTGGTCGTTACTTCTTAACTCCAAAGTTTCAGCTGGAAACGGGTGACTTATCAAAAGCTATTAACATGTATGCCAATACTGTTAATCTTCCAAGCAAGCAAGTTACAACTGGTAGTATAACCAATATTGGATCGGCATATAATTATGC